CAACTGGTAGAACAAGCAGCATACTTTAAGTGGCTTGAGGGGTCAGACGATGAAGAACGTAATTGGCTTGAAGCAGAACTTGAAATATTAGAGATGTTGAAACATTGACGTTATCATAAAAACGAATTAAACTAGCATTTTTATATGGAGAATGGAAATGACCCAAGATGAATTTGAATCGCTGTTTATCAGCAAGAATGCCATATGTGCGCGACTAAATAAGTCATGTAATTATCTTGACCATCATATTGAGCATAAGACCTTTCCAAAAGCATTAGAGCTTAAGTCAGGTAGAAATAAAGTGTTTAAATTATATTATCGTGAAGACATACGTCATCACGCATTAGTCAAAGGAGTTGTGTAATGGCAAAAGAGCAAAAACAACCAAAACAACAATTTGTGGCATTCTCTGATTCAGATGGTGCAATAGTCAGTTTTGATATCAAACAACTTGTTGTGGTTCAATTTAAGCCACAAGACAACGTGCTAGTGCTACGATTGAAGTCTGTGGGTAATATCGTCATTACTTGTGACATGGTGAGTCATGGTGAACTTATAGCTGCGTCTACAAAGGATTGTCTTGCACACCATGTGTCATATGATACGTTAACTTATATTTTAGAATTAGTTGGATTATCAAGTTGACAACAAGTCAAAATTAAATTAATATGCAATCGTCAATTACGACAAAATAACTGGAGAGATAAAATGAGTTTTTTAAGCAGAGCATTAACAACAGAATCTAAACAAGAAGGCTTAAGATTAATTGCGGCTGGTATTGAAGGTATTGGCAAAACAACACTTTTGGCATCAGCACCTAAGCCAGTGTTTATTGCGTTAGAAAAAGGCTATGTGGATGTAGATAGAGAGAAAGTAGCCATTATTCCTATGCATGATGCGTCATATACTGATTTAATTGAGCTATTTGGCGAGTTATCAGAACTCGTGATGGCTGGTACGTTTGAGTATCAATCTATTGTTGTGGATTCTTTATCCGCACTTGAGCGTATCATCCACACACACGTTATTGCGCTTGACCCTGTGTCAAGAACAAATCCTAAACTAACCATGTTATCAGCTCACAATGGTTACGGTAATGCATATAATGTGTCTAATACTATTTGGCAAGATACATTAAAGTGGTTAGATTTTTTTGCAGATAACGGCATTAACATTTGCTGCTCTTGCCATGTGTTTACTAATTTAGAGCGTGACACAATTAGTGCAACAGAGTTTCATTTTACCGATGCACTATTGCATTCACCTAAATCGTCTAAGTCATTTGGTTCTCGTGAACTTGTGACACAATGGTGTGATATCTTTGGTATGCTTTATACCTCTAAAACACCTGTGGGCATGGGTAGTGGTATGAATACGGCTGACATTGATAGAGAACAAGGCGTAACACTTGGTGTAGTACAAAACGCAAGATTCCGTTCAAAGAATCGTTTTGGACTTGAGCGTGATATCACAATCACAAAGAATGATGGCTGGAATTGTATTGCTAAGGCTATTTATGATTCTAAAGGCAGTGATTACTTCTCAAAATGATTACAGTACAAGACATCATGTCACGTCTTAGTGTGACCGAGAAACAGGTTGAAATGGCTGTGTATAGCGGTGCTATACCAGCTCCTGATAATATTATTAGTAATGTGTGGATAGATGAAGTGAGAGTCCAACCTTACCTTGACCATTGGGAAAAAAGACTCAAACGCAAGCGTGAGAAAGATTACTACGATAACAATATTATCGTTGGAAATATGACATTCCCGACACATCAGCGTTGACAGAAACGCAAAAAGTACCGATAATACATTATTATTTGAGTTGCTGGTCTCACCTAAAACCAGCATCAAACTAACCACGGAGTTATATAAAATGAGCAATTTTTATCAAGAAATGGCAGGTCAATGGGATAGCGTTGAAGCATCAGGTGAAGCGCAATTACGTTTCCCTAAAGGTGTTGTGACTGTAGCCATCACGGGTTCAGAAGTTAAGCCTTCAGCGGGTAAGTCAGAAGAAACACATTTGGTTCAGCATTTAGAGCTAACAGTATTAGAAGGCGCGTATAAAGGCGCAACAACGAAAGTGTACTACTCACTTCGCAATCCTAATCAACGTGCTGTGGATATTGGTAAATCACAATTAAAAGCGATGTTCCTTGCAATTGGTATTTATCCTAAATCGGGTGTGATTGAAGTTCACAACAGACCATTCAAAGTTCGTGCTGACCATGCATTTAATTCATATGCTGACCGCACAACAGGTGAATTACGTCCAAGTGTGAATGTGAATATTAAAGGTTTTTACTCTGTGTTAACTGAGGTTCGTGGTGAGGATGAGCCATTAGTATCACAACAACAAACATTGAATTCACCTGAAGGATTAGCATTTATTGCTTCATTATCTGGTAGCATTCCTTCACCTGTGAGTGCTATTCCAGCAGCAAGACCTGCACCAAATGTAGCACCTAAACCAGCTCCATCTAAGCCACCAAGACCACCTGTGTCTAATACACAAGAAGCGATTGATGATGAAGATGCACCAGCATGGCTTAATGTTGCATAAATAAACGAATGAGGGTGGTTACTAACCGACCACCCTTAACCTTATCTGGAGAGAGAGATGAACACATTTATTTTAATTTTAATCATTGGTAATGTTAACGGCTTGTCACAAGGCAATTATGAATTCACAAATAAAGTTACTTGTGAACAAGTAAAGAATTTTATCATTGATGATATCAAAGAAAATTTCACAATAACATCAAGAGTCCGTGCTTATTGCGTACCGAAAACAATAGGCAAACAAGATGACTTATAAGCATTCACTACAATTCGTAGCAGATAGCATTAAACAACAAATTGAAGATGCGATGTATGCTGACCAAGGTACGAAGTATCGTGAATCATTAGGTAAGTGGCTTCCATTAATGTCTGATGCGTATCGTGCATCAGATTTAAAGCCAGTAAGAACCCATTTAGGCGCATCGTTAATCGGTGACCCTTGTGACCGTAAATTGTGGTATTCATATCACTGGATTAAGCCTGAGAAATTCTCAGGTAGAATGTTGCGATTATTTAACACAGGTCATTTAAGTGAAGCAGTATTCATTGCGATGCTGGAATGTATTGGTGCTGAGATTAAACAATTTGACCCTGAAACAGGTAAACAATTTAATTTTAGCCATGCTAATGGGCATTTTGGTGGTTCAAGTGATGGTATTGCAACAAACATACCTAACTTAGAAGAACCCTGTTTACTTGAGTTTAAAACAAATTCAGCCAAGACATTTAAAAAGCTCGTTAAAGAAGGTGTGGCTAAATCTAAGCCTGTTCACTATACCCAGATGCAGATTGGGATGGATAAGCTCGGTTTGAAATATGCACTCTATATGGCTATTAATAAAGATGATTCCGATATCTATGTTGAAATCATTGAGCATGAGAATTATGTTGCTGGGATTCATTTAGACCGTGCTGAAGAGATTATTTACAATGCTCTCCCACCACAAAGAATGCATGATAGTGCTGAGAAGTTTGAATGTAAATTCTGTGATTTTGTGTTCTTATGTCATATGAGTGATGTGGATAATGTGGATGTCAATTGTCGTAGCTGTGAATATAGTCATCCGAGTAAAACCGATTCATCATGGCAATGTTCCAGATTTAACTGCGATATCCCTAAAGAGAATGCATTGATTGGATGTGATAAATGGACAATGCGACAACTTTCATAGTACCTAATCCTGCCACAAAAAAGGCATTATCACTTAAATGCACTTGTCCGATAAATGATAATCGAGATAGAACGGATGGGTGTTATTGGTATAATTTGGATTGTAAGGTACATAATGATGTCACAAGTAAAACTACGATGTTATCAACAGAGAGCAATTGATGAAACACTTGCCTTTATTCGTGCAGGTAAAGGTAATCCTGTTATTGCAGCTCCAACTGGATGTCATGCGATTAATCATGGAATACTCATGTTCGATGGCTCAATTAAAAAAGTTCAAGATGTTGTTGTTGGTGATTTATTAATGGGCGATGATTCTACTCCTAGAAGAGTATTATCATTAGCGCGTGGTCGACAAGAGATGGTTAAGATTATCCCAAATAAAGGGCATGATACATTTATTGTTAATAGAGACCATATCCTTAGTTTAAAAACAACTAAATTTGACAACTATGCAAAAGGAACAGTTATTAATTTAACTTTCAATGATTTTGTTAAAAAAGCCAATAATTTTAAAGATAGGGCAAAATTATACAAATCTCAAATAGTTAAGTTTCCAGAAATAAAAACACCAACAATAGATGCGTGGATTGCTGGTGTGATGCTTGGTGATGGTTCAATGACATCAATTCCAATACTCACAAATATGGATATTGAAATTGCCAATCGTTTTACAAATTACATAAATTCATTAGGTAATTTGAATATAAAGATTAGGCAAAAAGAAAACAATCAAGCTAAAAATTATATTATTACTGGAAATAAAAATGGCAGTGGATACTATAAAAATGAATTCACTAAATTACTTAGAGATAATGGTCTATGGGGTAGGATTCACAAAGATAAATTTGTCCCAGATATTTTTAAATTTGGCTCTATTGAAACAAGATTAGAAGTATTGGCGGGTTTATTGGATTCAGATGGTCATATAACCAAAGGCACTAGTTTTGACTTTATTAGTAAGTCACGACAGTTATCTGAAGATGTGGCATTTATTTCCAGAAGTTTGGGTTTATGGGCAACAATAACTGAATGCACAAAGGGTTGTCAAAATAACTTTAAAGCACAGTATTGGCGTGTATGTATCTCAGGTGATGTTGATAAAATACCTGTTATAAAAAATAAGGAGTATTTGACAAAAAGAAAAATAAATAAAGACCCATTGGTAACTGGGTTTAAGTATGAAGAACTACCAGAAGACGACTTTTACGGGTTTGAATTAGATGGAAATCATTTATACTTAGATGAGTTTTTCTTTGTACATCATAACACTGGAAAAGCTCTTTTGCTTGCAGGGTTAATTAAGCAATTATTATTTGAGTTCCCACGACTTCGAGTTGTTGTGGTTACCCATGTGAAAGAATTAGTTGAACAAGATTACAACGAGCTTGAGAGACTTTGGTCAACAGCACCATCGAGCATTTATTCTGCGGGTCTTGGCAAGAAAGATGTTTCCCAAATCACATTCTGTGGAATTGGAAGTATTGCCAATAATGCGGATTTGCTCGGTAAAGTTGATTTGGTTATTGTGGATGAAGCACATTCAATTAGCGGAAATGAAACCACTACCTATGTGAAGTTTATTAAAGCTTTAGAAGCTAAGAATAAATATCTTAAGGTAGTTGGGTTATCTGCGACTTGTTATCGCTTAGGGCATGGTTTAATCACAGAGAATCACCCAATCTTTGATGGTTTCTCAATTGACTTAACGAGCTTTCATGAATTTAATTGGTTTATTGAACAAGGGTATTTAGCCACCTTAACATCTAAAAGAACAAAATCTCAATTAGATGTCACAGGTGTGAAAATCACTGCGGGTGATTACAATTCAAAACAATTAGCGCAAGCCGTTGATAAAATTGAAGTTACTCGTGAAGCATTAAAAGAAGCAGTGATGTACGGTCAAGACCGTAATTGTTGGATATGTTTTGCCACAAGTATTGACCATGTTATCCATATCACAGATATGCTTAATGATGAGTTCAATATCCCTTCTGTGGCAGTACATTCAAAGATGACGGGTGAAGAGCGCGATACCGCTATTCAAGATTTTAAAGATGGTAAGTATCGCTGCGCTGTGAATGCTATGGTCTTAACAACAGGAACAAATATCCCACAGATTGATATGGTGATTGATTTAGCTCCTACTACATCAACCGCTAGGTACATACAGAGATACGGAAGAGCCACACGCCCTGTCTATGCACAGGGGTATGACTTATCGACCAAGGAAGGGCGATTAAAAGCGATTTCAGCGGGTATAAAACCTCATGGTGCATTGTGTCTTGACTTCTCAGGTACGATTGCACGATTAGGGATGATTAATGACCCAGTGATACCTAAAAAGAAAGGTGAAGGTAAAGGTGGTAATCCACCTATTAAAACCTGTATCTATTGCCAGACAATTAGTCATCCATCTGTGAGAGTGTGTCCAGAATGTGGTCATGATTTCCCGTTTGAAGTAAAGATAACTCATACGGCATCAACACAGGATATTATTGCCAAAGAACCCCGTACTAAAATCATCAATCATGAAATAGAGGATGAATGGTATGAAGTTTATGATGTGCGCTATTCAAAACATATCATCCGTAAAACGGGTATACCAATGCTCCGTGTAGAATACAATTCTTCGACACTAGGTGCGACTGAATGGGTAGGTTTTGAGAACCCATTAGGCTCACCTCAAAGAGGCATGGCATATGGTTGGTGGTCAAAACGGGTCATTGGTAAATGCCCGAAATCAATTGACGAGGCGATGGCGTATGTGGCACAATTACCTAAACCAACAGAGATATTGGTTTCACAAAAAGGTAAATACCTTAATGTAAAAAAAGTTAAATTTGCAGATGGGTTCATTCCAGAAAATGTGAATGAAATAATTATTGATATGAAATCAGCATCAGAATTCACTGACGCAGATATTCCTTTTTGAGATTTAACATGAGTATTATTGATACAATTTTTGAAAGAATAGGGTTAATAGTTATGATGAGTGGTAGCTATGCATTCGATAAAGATGGTAACGCAATAGAAGGTGTGAACATTCGTTATTCAACCGTCTTAACGCCATTAGAGCAAACAGAATATGGTCGTGAAGCAAGAAGACTTGCAAAGCGCAGAGAAAGATATGGGCGAGAGAACGAAGCTCGTAGGTTAAAACGAGCAAAAGAAAGGGCAGAAAACCCTCAAGCCGTTAAAGAAAAAAGACGACAAGACTATCTTAAATATGGGAAACAAGCAAATGAAGCCAAACGTGAAAGACGGAGAAACAATGCAAGCATATGATGATGTGATGTCTATATTTTTAGGTTATTTCCTATTGTTTTGCTCAATCCTAATCATTGGTATGTCAATTTCTATTAAATTTGGTGAGTCATATGGTGTTTCATTTGGCATTATTTCTGGTTTAATTGTGTTAGGATATGGGATTTGTCATGTACGTTAAAATACTAAGTGAACATGGATATGAATGGGCATTAAGAGGGATGGCGTATAGTTACCTTGATGAATCTGCTAATATTGATGAATGGTGGGAGACACAAAAAGAAAAATCCATTAAACGAGCTGAAGTATTAGCCAATAAAGATGGTGGTCACAATAAGTTCCTTCGCAGCATTAATGTGTGGATGGATGTTCGTGCTACTCGTGCATTTTGGGCAGAGTTTGATACTTATCAATTCATCACTAAGAATTCAGCTAGTACAATGCATAAGCTCAATAAACGCGCACCGACACATAAAGACTTTTCAACTAACACACCTTGTATTGCTGTGGATATGTTCCGTGTAGTTTGGCAATCGTATAAAGATGGTGATATTGGTATTGTGGAATTAAAAGATGCATTACCTGAAGGGTATTTACAAACTCGTGAAGTAACAATTAATTATCAATCACTAAGAACAATCATTGCACAAAGAAAAGGTCACCGATATAAATATTGGGATTCCTTTATTGAGCAATTGATGTCACAAGCAGAGCATCCAGAACTATTGAGAGACCTATTATGAGATTTACAGAAATCGTAGAAATTGATTTAAACATATGGATTAATCAACCATACTTTGATTCACAGTCAAATAAAGCTAGTCTTTTTGATGTCGCATTTGATAAAATAATTTCAGTTTTAGATGATTCCGAGATGACATATGGTTTCTAATTTTCACAATCTTGAAGACGGGGGAGAGAACATGAGTGAAATGTCATATAACCAGATTAGGGCAAATTTAAGCGAATTTAGTAATACTGATATCGCTGATTTCTGTGTGCATTATTTGCGTGAGTATTTGCGTAGTGATGTGAAAATATCTAAAACCTATATTGCGATGACACATGATTTACAAGCAGCAGTTGACACAGTAGCGGTCAACATTGAAAAAAGTAAAACAACTTGGGAATGATTATGGAATTTATAAAAGGCACAATTGCTTATTTGATAATGTTGGGCATAATTGGTGTGAGTGTGGGTATAGTGGCTAGAATTGCTATGTTTGTTTATTTGATGGGTATTTGATAATGACTAAAGCTCACATACTGGAAAAAACAGAATCATTCGTTATTCGATATCCAGAAGCAGTCCAATTTACAGATGACCAATTATCTATCTTTTGGCTTCCCAATGAAGTCAATGTTGAAAAAGATATCAATTCAATTCTAACTGAGTTTTCAGAATCAGAAAAACATGGTGTTATCACAACACTAAAGTTATTCACACTCTATGAGCTTAAGGCTGGTTCAGATTACTGGTGCGGTCGATTTATGCGTACTTTTAAACGTCCAGAACTTCAAGCAATGGCTAGTACGTTTGGTATGTTTGAGCTTGCTGTGCATAAAGTATTCTATAATAAAATTAATGAGCTTCTTCACATCAATACAGATGACTTTTATGAAGACTATGTGAATGACCCTATTTTAAAGTCACGCATGGATTTCATTGATTCTGTTGTGTCAAATAAAAATGATTTAGTTTCGCTTGCTGGTTTTAGTATTGTTGAAGGTGCGATTCTTTATTCATCCTTTGCCTTCTTAAAACATTTTCAATCACAAGGTAAGAATAAACTCACAAGTGTTGTGCGTGGAATTAACTTCTCTGTGCGTGATGAATCTCTTCATTCGATTGCAGGTGCTTGGGTTTTTAAAACACTTAAGTCACAGATGAAACTCAAAGCCGTGCGTGAAGATGCGTTGCTAGATGAGATTATTGAAATTGCGGAAACCATTTATGAACATGAATCACGAATCATTGATATGATTTTTGAGAAAGGGGATATTGATGGTATTAAAAAAGAGGATATGAAATCATTTGTGAAATCGCGTATAAACATTTGTTTAAACCAATTAGGTTACTCCGACATTTTCACAGTAGAATCAAATCCTATTGCTGATTACTTCTACAAAGGCTTAAAAAATTATGCATTCAATGATTTCTTTGTGGGTATGAGTGCTGAATATAATCGCAACTGGGATGAAACCGCATTTACAATTAAAGGTAAGTATAAAAATGTCGAATAAATACACAAAGTTATCACAAGAAAGAAAAGAGCTTCAAGAACAAGGTTTAGTTCCTGATTGGTATATCACAGGTGGATATCAACTATTCTGCGATAGATACGAATATGATACCAATGGACGTAGTGTTCGTGGTCAATTTGAGCGTATTGCTAAAACGGCATCACAACATTTAAAGCATATTGGCAAAGAAAGCATTGCTTATGATAAGTTCTTTGAATTGCTTTGGAAAGGTTGGTTATCCCCTTCAACACCCGTGTTAAGTAATACTGGAACAAATAAGGGTTTACCTGTTTCATGTGCGGGAAATGTAATTGATGATAGTGTTGATGGTTTTTATTCATCACTTAGAGAAGTGGCAATTCTAACCAAACAAGGTTTTGGTACAGCAAGTTATCTAGGTTTAATTAGACCTAGAGGTGCTAAGATTGCAGATGGTGGCACAGCGTCAGGTATTGTTCCTGTTTTCAAAATGCACGTTCAAATGACTCGTGAAGTAAAACAAGGTAACACCCGTAGAGGTGCATGGGCAGGTTACTTGCCAATTGACCACGATGATTTTGATGAGCTTTGTGACCACATTCATGCTGAACCAGATGATGCCAATGTGGGTTGGAATGTATCTGATGATTTTGTGACTAAGTTAAATAACAATGATTCAGAAGCATTAAGACGTTATCAACGTGCATTGAAACTTAAAATGACCACAGGTCGTGGTTATTTCTTCTTCCCAGATAAAGTGAATCGTCATTCACCACAGATGTATCGTGACCTTGACTTAAAAGTACTCGCAGCGCAATTGTGTTGTGAAATAACTCTATTTTCTGATGTAAATCATACATATACCTGTATTTTATCATCTATGAATCTGGCAAAATATGATGAATGGAAAAATACTGATGCTGTATTTTGGTCAACGGTATTTCTTGATTGTATTTGTGAAGAGTTTTTAACTAAAGCGCGAGATATAAAAGGATTAGAGAAAGCAATATTATTCACAGAAAAAGGTCGAGCATTAGGTCTTGGTATGTGTGGTCTTCATACTTATATGCAAGATAATAATATTATTTTTGAATCACTTGATGCGCAATTTAAAATGTGCGAAATGATGGAAGTCATTCAATCTGAATCAAAACGTGCAACACAATGGATGGCTCGTGAGTTAGGTGAGCCAGAATGGTGTAAAGGTTATGGTGTGCGTAATACCCATACCAATACTTGTCCACCAACTAAATCCACAGCATTGATTATGGGTGGTGTTTCAGAGGGTATCAACCCTCTCCCGTCTTCGACTTTCACGCAACAAACAGCCGCAGGTGAAGTGGATAGAATTAATCCAAGTCTTGTGAATGTGATGCGTAAGAAAGGTGTATTTAATCGTGAAGAGATTGAAAAAATCATTGATGATAATGGTTCAGTACAAAACTGCGATTGGCTTGATGACCATGAAAAAGCAGTATTTAGAACTGCTTTTGAAATGAATCAGCACACATTGCTTAGATACGCTGCTATTAGAAATAAATATATTGACCAATGGCAATCAATGAATCTGTTTATCCCTGCTGACACACCTGAAGAGATAATTTCTGAAATCCATGAAGAAATGTTTAATAATGAGGAAATAGAAGGTAGTTATTATATCTATACAAAAAGTGGCTATAGCCATCAAGCTAAGTTACAATGTGAATCTTGTCAATAATTGAAATTAACCTACTGTGATG